GTTCACCACGAAGGATGGCCATGGCTGGGCGTAAAAGGTTCTATACCACGATTCTAACCCGCCAGGTCACATAAACCACGATTATTTCTTTGTACGTTTTGGCTTTTTAGCTGTCTTCGCTGATTTTTTGAAATCTTTTGCTGTTGGTGCGCCAGGATCACCAGCTTTTCTCATTTTTTCACCAGATCCGGCCGCAATTCGCTTTTTCTTGGCTGCAATATTGGCGTACAAACCCTTCTTTTTCTTTTTGGAGGGACGGCCCTTTTTGCTTCCGTAAGTTCCTGGTCCTTGGGGCATGACGAGGCTTGGCTTTGGCCTATTCTAGCCCTTCGTCCCAGTCAGCAGCCACATTGAAGTGTCCCAAATGCGGAGGCAAAACCCGTATTACCAACGTGAACAACAAAAGCCCCGAAGAGACACGCCGCTATCGCAGGTGCCCTGACTGCGATTACAACTTTGTGACCACACAGCCCCCAGACAAAGAGTCGCCAGAAGTTATCACAGACAAATTGCCATGTTTATCCCTTAAAGGGGAAGACAACCCCAGAGCAAAGCTCACAGAAGCCAAAGTAATTGCAATGAGGAAGTACGCGGCTGAAGGCAACAGTTCTTTTGAATGCGGTCTTGTCTGGGACGTATCTCAAAAAGTGGCTTGGAACGCAATCGTTGGCAGGACGTGGAAGCACGTTAAGTAATTACTTCAATACAGCCGATAAGACGTAGCGCCCATTGTTTCCGGTTTTGCCAAATTGAACTGTTGTAAAACTAAATAGCCGAATGCGTCAAATGCGTGGTCTACACCCAGGTTTTTGTTGGGTAGGCCCGTTCCAGGGGAATATGTAAGGGTGCGGAGAGATTTTATGAGTTCTTTGCAGCGTGGGTGGATGTATGTGCGGCGGTCGCCGCTTGCGTCCATTAATGCTGTGTTTACTGCGGTTATTTTGTCGCGGATTTTCCAAGGGGCGCGGGGGGATTGCACTGTGAACCCGCTGCGGCGCAGGATTGTGTGGTCGGTTACGCCGACACCGGAGGTTTTGCGGGCTCCGCCGGTTGGGTCGGGGCAGGCATAGACACGACGGTCCACGCCATAGCGGCGGGTTACTTCTTCTGCGAAGTCCCAGGTGGTTGCCCCGCCTGTGAGCATTATTTCGTCAAAAACGTAGAGGATGTTGTCCTTTTTTACGGCGCAGATGCCGGACATTGGGTCCACGTTGAAATCGACTCCTAGTAATAAGGGGAGGACGTTGATGTCTAGGGCGTCGGTTGAGATGTTTGCGTCGTTGAAACTTACGGCGACTAGGCCGCTCAGGTTTTCGAAGCTGGCCTCAAATTCTTGGCGGAATGTGCGGGCGTCTAATTGAGCGCGGGCGGCCTCAACTTCTTCGGCTGGGACGTTGCCTCCTTCAATGGTTGTGTAGCACCAGCGTTTCCACTCGGCGGTGGGGTCTTCGTCGCAGTAACACCACAGGTCGTAGAACCAGCTGGCCGTTCCATCCGGGGTGGAGATGAAAAGTGCCCAGCCTTGTTTGTCTGCGAGGGCGGGGCGGATTACCTCGAACCAGACCTCTGCCCCCATGAAGGCGGCTTCGTCTAAAACTACGCCGGAAAGGCTGCGGCCACGAAGGGCCATGGCGTTTTCAGTGCCTTTTAGTTCGATTGTAGAGCCGTTAACTAACTCGAGTTTTAGGTCGGTTTCGTTTTTTCCTTTTATCCAGGGTTTAGGTACAAGTTTTTTGAGCACTTTCCAGGCAATATCTTTTGCCATTCGGTATGTAGGGGCGCAGTAGAAGAACGTGCCACCGGGACTTTCGATGGCGCCGCGAAGAAGTTCTACGCAGGAGAGGTAGGACTTACCGAAGCGGCGGCCTGCGACGAGGACGCGGAAACGACGGCGGTCGTTGAATACTTGCCCCTGTGCCCAGCGAAGAGTTAAGGGGTCTGCGGTTTTTACTGCCATGAGTATTACATTAGCGTGCTTTTCAACCCCTACCCCCGGTGGGTGTGCTACAGTGATTGAGTCCTCAGATCTTTCAGTAAGTTCCCCGGTAACTAGTACACAACTACTACATCTGCAACCCCTCCCCCTACTAGTACAAATGTTTCGGGTGCGGCTCGCTTTCTGTAATACAGTGTAATATTACAAAATGCTACAGTAACAGCAGAAGAAATATATTGTGCTATAGTAGGAATGTAGGGAAACCTGCACCTAGACAACCAAATACGTTCCACCCATGAACAAGCTCAACCCGAAGGATCGGTTCTTGTATGCTTTGCAAATTCGTAAGTCTTTGCATTCGCTGATGACATCATCAGAGGCAGAAATGCACGGAGGTATCTTCGAATACCTTCAAGATTATATTAACGAACTTGCAGAAGATATAGAAGTCGATCTTCCTAACCTTCCGCAATAGTCAAAGGCCCTATATTGGGCCTTTTTTATTTGTCCTCGACTTTTATACATAGTTCGGGAACTTGCAGCGCAATTTGTTCCGGTGCACTCTCGCCAATAACTTTTCCCATGTCGCCTAAAAGTGTGGCAACTGTTTGATAATGGCCACGTTTTAACGCCCGTTTGATGGTGCTTAGGCGCAAAGCTTGGATTTGGTTCAACAATTCTTCACGTGTTCCTTGTTGCTCCTCCCTTAGGAGCGTCATGGCTCTTTTGTAGTCCTCGTGGGCAGTGCGTAAGGAGCAATTGAACCGAGAAACCACCTTGGTAGCCACTTCTATGCGGGTTCCGCCTTCCAAAATGTAGGTATACGCCGCTTGTGCCCTTTCCTCCACGCGATGCGCTGCACCTTTGCCTTTACGCCACCGCTTCGACTCATCGTCGGCAACGCTGGTCTTTTTTGGCTCGGCAGTTTCTGACATTCCAAACGCCTAAGATTCTCCAAAGTATAACGAAAGAGCGGCGATTAAACCGCTCCACGTTTAGATCAAACGGCCACCATCTCAACGAACCAGGAAAGAGCTTCGCGCTCATGATCGGAAAGTGAGAGACGCCCGCAATCGCTCGGGCCCCAGCTGTACTGAAGGCTGATCGAATCAGCAGCCGGGACGCCATGCTGCCCGAAATCTCCATCAATCCAGCAGCTAGGACCACCGACAGAAAGCCAGATCTCGAAACTATCGGGATCTGTGGGAGTCGTTCCAGCAGTCCAGCGGGCACGGTATTCGATGCTGAGCGGCAGCTCATACGCTGCTTGGCTCACGTGATCGTGTAGCTCGTAAGGCTCCGACATTTCTGCCGGGTTCCAATCGTTATCACTGAGAACTTCGCGAGCCTCAAAGCTGAGGGTGCTGAGTTCCATGGGAGTCGATTGGGCCATACGGTCCAGGTCATAGAGACCAAAGATCCGAGCCAATGCGGCAGTGGCGTTTTGCTCTGCGGGTGTTGTCGTTGTGGTCATGGGTGAACCTTGGGGTTGACTACTCTGCTACATTAACACAGTCCAAGCGTTTAGCAACGATGGGCCACCCAACGATCCATCCAAAATCATGGGATAAAGAATGAAACGAACAACCGAGCAAAAAGAGCTACAGCACGAAGAGGCGAAGCGACTTCTCGACATGGGCTTAAAAAGCGCCGATGTTGCTGCCACGCTCCAGCGTGAATACGGCATCAGTCGGGCCACGGCTTACCGAGACGTGGATGCCGCAGACCTTCAACGCTACGCAGAAGATGCGGGCATTCAATGCGAACCCGTTCCAGGGATTAGCTACGAAGACCGCGACGCGCTCATGAGAATGACGCGCCAGCTATTAATCACGGCTTACAAAGCGGGCAACGTCCAAGACTATGCACGCTTAGTCCGTGAATACGAAAGACTCGCCCGAATGGGTGGTTTGTCTCAAACAGTCTGAGATTTTGTCTCACATTTACGTACCAGCATGAAACTCACCGACAACGAACTCGCGCTTTTAGCTGACTCTATTTTCTGGGAAATCACAGTCCTGGAAAAGAAAGGATGGCATACGTGCCAGCGAATAACCATTCTCACAGATTTACAAAACCGAATCCACGCTTATTTGGACAGCAAAAAATGAAACTCGCTGAAATCAAAACGGCTGTAATGGCTGGTAAAACGGTCCACTGGGCATCCGATGCCTACGTTGTTATCTACGCTCCACGGATAGAAGAGTTCCTGATCAAGTGCCTGCTCAATGACCACTGCATTGGGCTGACTTGGAAAGATGGCGTGACTATGAACGGCAAGCCGAGCCAATTCTTCGTACCGTTCCAGAAAGGGTCGAAGCCTGTCACAACACGTTCCAGGGCTAAGCAACGGGGAACGTTTATCAAATGCCCTAAATGTGGGCACATAGGTTGTATCTACCACTTTTCGTGGTCTGCTCTGACGTGCCAGGGGTGTTTGCAGATGGTCGATAAATACGACTGGCAGCAGGAAGCGTAGAGATCGTTCCAGTCCTAGGCGAAAGGCCACGTCATTTGTAGGTCAGCGGCATACACGTCCTCATCGTTTATATCGATGGGGCGTGCTGCCACGTAGGCGTTGAACAGCTGTTTTAAACGTTCCAGGGTCATCCTTAATGCTCTGGCTTGTATAGCCACGTTCATCTGTCCCGTATAGAGACATTCCAGTGCTCTACTTAGTTCTTTAGGGCTTGCTGGGCCGTATAAAGGTGCATTCTCTCTAACCATTGACACTCCGCCCCACGTAATTCTAGCTCACTAAGCAAGCGAACCTGCGGTGCTCCACTGCGCCGGGCTACTACAACCGCTCCACACTTAGGCTTTAACCCAGTCAGGTGCTGCAATCCCAGGGAATAAGCTCCGGTTTGGCAGATGTAGTTAGACAACATCTCTTCACTGCGAGCGTTAACGCTGGTTTTCCAGTCAGCAACGCAAAGCGTTCCGTTTACGTCGATTAAGGCGTCAGCCGTTCCAGCCCAGCCACGTGGGTCATGAATGGAAAACTCGATGGCATGAATGGCCGTTACGTTCTCTCCGATCCAAGTCCGTAGACCTCGGGCGTACCCAGAGGCGCTCCAGGGGACTCTAGGAGCCCCTTGAATGGCCTTTTCGATTGCCCAGGTAGTGATTCCTTTAGGAGCACGTTCCAGGCCGTCATCTCCAGTCCTCCAGCTTCCTCGCTTGTTTGCGCTATTTCTTGCCAGCTTTGCCGCCGTCTTGAGGACATACTCCGCGTGATTGTGCGCGAGAGTGCCACGCTCGCAAGCAACATCACGCTCCATGGGAGCAGTTGGGCGTTCCAGCCAGCGGTCGAGTGCATCTTTTTGCCATTGGGGTGAGGTTTCTTTGAGAATGTGTGTCACTGAGGCGTAAGACACGCCGGACTCATCGCGATACACACGGTGCGGGCCAGAGTCATCACGCTCCAGGGTCCAGCGGCGTAATCCCGCTAGTGCGTTTTGTGAATCAGTTACTTGCATCGATTAAGGCAGCTTGTTGTGTTAACCAGGCTTTCTGTAGCTGATGAGCTTTAGGTTCTATCAGGTGCATTGAGCTAACAATTCCCGTGAAGTGTCCCACCGAAACTGAGACTCTTCCATCTTCCAAAATTGTAGTAACCGTGTCAGGCATAGGCTTCTCGTAGTGTTTTTGTACCATTTTGGAAAATGTTTTGAGTAAGTTTAGCGCGTTTTAGGCAAAGGCATTCTTTATGTTTTTACTTAAATTTTGTTCAATAGAAGTTAGAAAATCTGTTTCGTAAAGAGAAACAGGACAACGACGCCCGTTTACATATTGTGGCTGAGTTTTTGGATTTTGCCCCGTACACTCCCGGTAGTAAGCCTTTACCACTCTGCCTATTGATTTAGCTAAATCCGTAGCTTTATGAGATGGAACACCCATATCAACAAGTTTTTCCGAAAGAGTCATAAATCCAGCTGGCTGTAGCTCAGCAACCGCACCACCAGCCGACTTCATGGCCGTGTTTAGAACAACGTCACGCAAAATAAGTTGGGCGCGATCGTCAACTCCACCAAGACGTTCCAGGAGATTAATGCTTTGCTCCACGGTGCTAAGCACGTCAGGCAAAACAGGGGGAGAGATTTGTTGTGGGGAGGTTTTCTCCAGTAACCAACCGTCCATCATCACGGCAAAAGGTGCACTGATCCAGCGAGCCAGGTCTACAGCTACTTGCGAATGAACCCAGGTTTCTGCGCCGTGCTTAACAAGGCACAGCCGAGAGACTGGGATTCCAGTCTCTACTGATAAGGCTTCGAGATACTCAGAAGCACGATCTGTCTGAAAATAGTTTGCCCACCGTTTTTCGTTGGCCTTGCACATGGCCGTGGCGTTCACGTAACCATCAATGATGCGGCGTGGGATTAACGTTCCGTTCCAAGAACGCGTGTGTAGTTGTTCGTTCATGCAGTTTTTTATTTGCTCTGATTATACCTCTACTGAGCAAGGTTGGCTTGTTCTACATTTTTATTGTTCCAAGAATGACCCAGGGTTGTTGTTGCTGTTCGTGGACACTTATAGCTACTTATGACTACTTATAACTACTCATTAAAAAGGGGTACACGCTTGGTGCACCCCCAGAAACTATTCGGCCTTAGGTCAACCCTCTTTGAACGGATTGTCTCCGGTCAATAAACGGCTGATGTCAAAGCCGCTATCACGGGATTCGGTCCAGGCAGTTTCTATGTCGGCCTGAGCGCCTTTTTTGCGTGGTGCAGGGCGCAAGCTGTAGCGGGTTTCTAGGCCGACGCCTTCTTTTCCGAGAACAAAGTCCCAGGCAAGCAGGTCGGCGTAGTCCTCCATTTGGCTGACTGAATCGAGTTCGTTGATCAGGCTCTTTTGACCGAGCTGCATGATCTGAACTGAGCTGGTGTCGTAGTTGTAGACAGGCACGGCGATGGCAAACTTCACCTTGTCGGGTGCAGTGCCTTCACGGTTAAGACGGCGGCTGTAGTCAGCGCCCATCTCTTCTTGGATGTCTTCGGGGCTTGGGTCTTCTGCAAAACGGAACGGCTTTGACTTGCCGTCAGCGGTTTCGCCCCAGCACTCGAAAAACTCAAGGGGCTGGTCGTCCAGAAGAGCAAAACGGACATTGCCGCCGGACTGGATTTTGGAGGGGTTGAGATAACCGCCGCCGCCACCGCCAGAAGCGGCAGATTTGTTTTTGTCTGAGATGAATGGCATGTAGAAAGTTGCTGTGGGCGTGTTGCCCGGTGCCTGTTTATTGTAGCAGGGTGACGTGAAGCGTCAAGTGCGGTAGAATCAAAAAACCCCAGAGCCGGGAATGGCTGCTGGGGTGGTTTGACAACCGACTTAACACTCTCACTGTAGCAGATGATTCTTGCTGATTTTGTTCGTACGTTGCCTAAGACTTGGGCAACTGCTCCGATTTATGCCGCTGGTGTAACGCTTCCTAACGGGAAGATTGCTTGCGGTAAATCACCCCTTGGTCGTGCTTCGAAAGAAGATCTTTCTCCTGAATGCACAGCTAATTACATAAGCGACAGTCCTGAGACGTTCCAGGCAGTCGGTGTTTACAGCGGCACTCGCTCGGGTGGCTTGGTCATCTTTGACGTTGACCGCAACCTTGGCGCCATTGAGGAGAAGTGGGGCGCTGACTTGGAGAAAGCGCCTTGCGTTAGGTCAACCAAGAAGAATGCGGCGAAGTTTTTGTTTGTCGTTCCAGAGGAAGACCGTTTAAGGGTCGCTTCGATGAGCCACGCTGCCGCAGGGCAGGAAGGCTGGGAAGTTCTTTGGGGTGCTCAGGGCGTTCTGTGTGGCGCTTACAAGGATCAGGGTGAGTACACGTTCCAGGGAGACGTGAATGCTCTTCCTGAGGCTCCTGAATGGCTTCTTGAGCGGATGCGGGAGCAGTACCGCAAGGTCAACCAGAAGGACACTGGCCGGAAGCTGCGGGACACGCGCTTTGCTAACCGTTCCAGGGAGGAGAAGATTGCTATTGGGCGGAGTTGCCTGAGTGTTATCGAGCCTCGTGGTGCTTTTAGTGAGCGCTTTTGGTGGGAGATCGGCGCGATGCTTAACAGCGAGCTGCCGAACCAGGATGGTTTGAAGCTCTGGGAAGAGTGGAGCCGTCGTGATAACGAGTATTCGCACGAATGGGAGAGCGGTAAGAATCCTTGTGCTGATCGGTGGGCATCTGGATTCCAAGGTGGTGGCTTGGGTTTTGGAAGTTTGATCAACATGGCTGATGCGGCGGACCCCGAACGAAAACGATTTCAAAGGGACGGTCTTGCACAGCTGGTGGCGGACATCGATGCGACGCCGACGAAATTCAAGCTCGACTTCCTCGGACCAGAAGAGTTAGTTACTCGTGGTCTTGAGATTGAAGAGACCTACGACAATCCGGCTTACGCCGACCAGGCGAAGACCATCCTGGCCAGTGAAGGTGGACGGTCCAGGGAAGGGGCGGCGGCTATTGATCGCCTGATTGATGCACACCTGACCTTTGAGCGGAATAAGGGCTGTAAACCTGCGGACGTGAACGATTTGGACGACACACCTTTCGAGTACACGATTCCGGGCTTGCTGCCTAAGCCTTGGTTGCTGCTTATCCACGCTGATGGCGGCACAGGCAAGTCGGCAATGTGTCAGACGCTGTGTAAGCACATAAGCCAGGGGCGGCCGTTCAACGTCCACGGCGGAATGATGGACGTCCCAAGGGCTAAGTGCCTTTGGTTGAACGGTGATCAGAGTGAGCGGATTACGCGCAGGCAGTTCAATCTGATTGGCGTGGAGTCAGGCGTTGATGTGGTCGCTGAATGGGACATGCAGTGGTATCGCAGGTTCTGCAAGATCCAGAAGGAGAACGAATATGGCTTGGTGGTTATTGACAGCCTGGATGGCTGTAACGACTCCAATCCCTATGAGGAGAACCGAAGGGAGTATGCGTTGCCCTTGAAGAGGCTTGCGCGGCGCAATGGGAAGGACTTTCCGGCGTGCTCGATCATCGTGATCCACCACAACAACCGCAATGGCGGGTTCCGGGGAACCAGTGCCATTAAGGCTGCGGTTGATGAGACCTGGAACATGCAGAAGCTTGATAACAAGGCTTTGGCTGAGTTGGGCCTCGCGTTTAACAGCAGGATTGTGACGATTGAAAAGTCAAGGGATGACCGCGAGGGGCAGCGCATGGTGTTCAGCCTGCTGCCTGATTACACGTACAAGATTGAGCCTGTTCCCGAGCCAAAGGAAAACCATCTAAACGGGCCAACCGAGTACATGCTTTCGCTGCTGCGTGAAATGCGGGCAGATAGGAAGCCCTGGTCGATCCAGGGTTTTGTTGATCACGCTGGTGTGGGAGGCGAGCACCGCAAGCGGGCTATCAAGTACAGCTTGGAGAAGCTGGAGGCGCAGGAGCTGATTGAGCGTTGTGATCCTCCGACGGATTTGGTGCTTAAGGGGCGTGCTCCTAATTACTGGCGGGCGATTGGTACACACGTTCCAGGTGGGTTTACTCGTCGCGCACGTGGGGTGTCAGTGGAAGGGTGTGTTAAAAGTCAAACCTCTTCTCCTGCAATGGGTATAAACGACAATTCAGATTGTCAAAAGCCTGCGATTGTCAAAAGTCCTTCGGCCCCTGACCTTTTGACAAAACCCGACCTTTTGACAAAGCCAATTGTCGTTAAGAACCCTTCCCCTGGAACGGATAAGGCTTCTGACGCGCCTAATCACAGACACAGGGGGTTGATCAGCGAAGACGAAAGAGTCGATAGCTGGGACGCCTGGGATTGACCTAAAGCGGTAATGTGCTACATTATTCACAGTATTCACAAGGCTGTGACCGAAAAACAAGTTCGATGCAGTATTAAGACAGCTCACCATTACGGTGGTGAGTTCTTTAGTAAACTGGCCGAAGCGGCACTGCTGGCTGACCCTCGTAATCGCTCCAGGATTCTGGATGCGTTTCCAGAGATCGTGTCTAAATATGGACCCGGCAGTGCCTTTTACAACGAGTACCTTTAATGAAAGAAATCACATTTCGGATTCCCGAAGAAGTTCTAGCCCAGGTGGATAAAGAAGCCGGGCTCAAACATATATCAAGAGCCCAGTTTATAAGAGACAGGCTTGTTCCAAGAGAAACTAAAGATGTTGGGGATTATGGCCCCCATGACTTTCATACTTTGGTAAGCCTCGTAAGACGTAGAACAGGCAATGGCATGGACAAAAGACAGCTAGAAAACGTTGTTGCCATTGTTTTTAATGAACTGGCTTCTTAGTTGTGTTGCACGCTGGTGTTTTAAACAACGTCATGGTTCTATCAGGCGGTACCCCAGCGTGAGAGACAATGTAAATTTTGCTTATTATCAGATGGAGTATTCGGAAAAAGATCCTGATACTTTAGCTTTCGCACGTTTCACAAGTTACGACCCAGATAACAGGGCGCTGGCTGTAGAACAAGTGGCGTACCAAGATGATGAAGACGGTCATACGCAGTTTCAAAGCCAGGTTGCCACTGCTTTGCATTTTGGGATTGATGTCGCTGTAATAACTCCATACGATTTAGATTATTTTCCGCTGCTTGACCGCATTAGCTTTAAGTAGTGTGCTACATTGATAAAGCCGCACGACGCTACACATGTCTGCTCAAGTCTTCCACGGAATCCAGCATCTCGACAAGATCGAGACTGCCGCATCAGTTTGCTTTGACACTGAAACGCTCCAGTTACAGCCTGAGCGTGGCAAGTTGAGGCTGCTGCAGCTTGGCTCTGGCGCCCGTAATACCGTTGTCCTAATTGATTGCTTTGACCTTGATAAAAGCGAGTGGGTTAAGTTGCGCCGCTTCTTCGGCAGTCCAGTCAGATACTGGCTTGCCCATAACGCTGTATTCGATCTTGGGTGGTTGCAAGAGCACGACATCTATCCGCATGGGTGGGTGCGCTGCTCCATGCTGGCCAGCCGACTTCTCACAAATGGGATGCCTTTCCCGAAGCACGGACTCGCGCATGTCGTCAAACGTTATTTAGGCACAGAACTATCTAAAGAGCAGCAAAGATCTGACTGGAGCGGTGATTTGTCCGACGAACAGTTGGATTACGCTGCCAATGATGTTGTTGCTTTGATGCAGTTAGACGAAATACTTGATCACAAAATAGGCAGAGACAGACTTAGGGGAGCCTATCGTTTGGAATGTAATGCGCTTCCTGCGATGGCTCAGATGTGGCGCACTGGTTTACCCTGGAACGCCGATAATCTGCAGCAACGCAAAGAAGATTATCAAGTAGATATAAAAGCTTTGGAGAAAGACTTTATTCTTCAGCTAGATCATGCTCTTCCTGAGGACAAAAAGTTACCTAGAGACGAAGACGGTACCTTTAATTTACGTGCCAAGGATGAGGGCAAGCTGCGTGATAACACTAAGAGGTACAAGGGATTCAATCTAAACAGCCCAAAACAGTTATTAGAGAAACTCACTGACCTTTTAAACGAGACGCCCAAAGATGCGAATGGTAAACCCAGTGCGTCACGCCAAGTTTTGCGTAGTTATGCCGCAGACCATGAGGTTATTCAGATTTATCTGGAGTGGAAAAGGGCAGACAAACGTCGTCAAATGATCAACTCCATTCAAGAGAAGATGGATGGTGATGGTTTTGTACGTGCCAGTTACATGCAGCTTGGTGCGGAGTCGGGGAGGATGTCCTGTATTAAGCCGAACAACCAGCAGATTCCTCGTGATCCACAGTTTCGTGGGTGCGTAGAAGCGCCAGAAGGTTATCTCTTAGTGGACGCTGATTTTGGTCAGATGGAGCTAAGACTTGCGGCTGCTATTGCAGGTGATGAACGGATGATTTCTGCGTTCCAGCGTGGTGAAGATCTTCATACTGTTACCGCCGAAACTATTGGGTGCAGCAGACAGATAGCCAAGTCTGCAAACTTTGGTTTGCTTTACGGCTCAGGTGCAAAAGGTCTGCGTAACTATGCCGGTGGTACAGGCATCACCATGACGGTCGAGCGTGCCGCTGAAATTCGTAAAGACTGGCTGGATGCGTTTGCCGGAATCGGCAGATGGCAAAAGGAAATGGCACAGGAATCACAAGACACTGAAGGGGATAAATGGGCTGAGACCCGGATTCCGGTTTCTGGTATGCGGCGGTATCTCATGGGAGATATGAACCGGCTGACTGTGAGGTGCAATACACCGATCCAGGGGGCTGGTGCAGCCATCCTTAAGTGCGCCCTTGGCAAGCTTTGGCCATTGGTGCATGAGGCAGGTGAAGAAACAGTGCGGATTGCAGCCGCAGTGCATGACGAAATTTTGTTGCTGGTGCGTGAAGATGCTGCTGAAGAGTGGGCAGCTTGTCTAAAACAGGTGATGGAGGAGGCTGAAGCCAAGTGGTTGGGGGACATCCCCGCATTAGCTGAGGTTTCCATTGGTAAAACTTGGATGGAGACCCATTGATGACACGCGTTTTTTCCACAACTAAAGGGTGGTGCTGCTCAGGCCCTGCAGGGCTAACGTATTACACACATCTAACTGGGGCGATGGATGCCGCGTACCGGCAGACAAATAGCGATGGAGCGTTTAAACAAAGCAATTCAAACCGCAGTTACGGGTGATTTGCAAAGAGCAGCCATGTTCTTAGAACGTGCCAGGGAAGTTAGGGCAGGTTGCACAAAGCAGCGTGCCCAATCCCGTCGTGCTCAGACAAATGCGTGGAAAAAGAAGGTCGATTCTCCAGCTACGTGGTAGTGTAGTTGTAGTAGTCTAGAGTTAATGGCTTTACGGCACGGCAACAAAACTTACTTTCAGATATTGCTAGACCCGCACCGAGCTGAGCTGCTGCAGTTTTTGGCTAAAAAAGAAGAGGTTCGCGCTACTGCGTGGATTCGAGATGTTTTGTACGAGCGTATAGAAGAGGACTGCGGAACTACAACCTATACAGAGGCGTTAGATAAGGACAAGGCTACTTGGAAAACTTCAGTAGAAAATCGTGTAGCCGGTCGAGTTGGTAAGAAAGCTGCTGCGGATCAAAGCGCAGCTGAATCTTGATATGCGGTATTTACTGAAGACACACCAGGATGATCCGTTGTACTTGGCTGCTTTTTATAGAAACCCTAGGCAGGTTTGTTTGTTTACCCCTTTTGTAGAAGACGCCTGTAGTTACAGGGATAAAAATATGGCTCTAGACGCTGCAAGACACTTAAAAGTTTTATTCCACATTGAAGCAGAGCTACTGAACTCTTCTGAAAATGACTAACCCGAACTGGACCACAAGACCACAAGACAACATTGATGCAGCAAAAGCACGGGTACAAGACACATTGCACGAATCAGACCCAAAGCTGACCACGCTAGAAAAAGCTCTTAGAGCTTCTGTTCTCCGCCAGAGAAGACAGCATCGAGCAAGGCGATGTGACCAACCGCCTGCTTAAGCAGTTTGCTTTGGTGCCATTGCTGACGTGCCATGGCAACACATAGCTGCGAGAGAACGTCAATGTTTTGGCAGTCTTCTATCTCTCTGATGCTACGTTCCAGGGTCAGTTCTTCTTCAAGGCTTTGAGTGACGTGCATCCATTCCATTGATGGATCGTAAGGCCCGTTTTTCGGAGGCATAGGGCTCCTCACTCTTAAAACGTATGTAATCACCTATAGCGGGGAATAACCAGTCCTGCACTGGCAAACAAGCCTGCCAATTCACGGGTTGAACACAGTTCATCACGACTGTTGTCCAAAAAGCACTGATATATCCCCAGTTCATCGATCCACAAATACAGCCCAGCCGCTTGCTTCTCCTTCTATAGACCAACGCTGGTAGAAGGCAGGCCGAGACATCCTGATCAACTCACCAGACTTTGTGATGTCATGGCCGCCATGATCCATATCTGGTTTACCCATCGGATCCATGGCAATGAAATCGTCTTTGTCGTAGCCAATGATTACGCTCCAATGACCACAACCTTCGCTATCGCACACTGCTGGATTGCCTTTGGTCAGATCACCCTTATGTAGCCAGCCAACCATGATTGGCCTGCCAGCATCAATCTCAATCTCAATGTCCTCAACCCTGGCATCCCTGCGAAAATCAGCATCCAAGCCAAGTGATCTCAACGCAGAAACCTGAGCATGGACTGCTGTCGTGTCACCAAACTTACGGCGTACATGCCGATAAGCATCTTGGCTTCTTACGCCATGGTGGAACGCCACAACCATTGCAGCCGCTGCATCAAAGCATTCCCGGTAGCCATAGCCGGTAAGGCTATCCATTTGGTTGTAATACGGGACGCCGTAAACCTCTTGATGGATGCCACTAGCCTTCCACATCTCAAACCACTCAGACTCATCGTCAAGTAGATCTTGATCGATCGACTTCTCTAGCTCCGCAATCGCAGCTAGCTGATGGGGATCACCTTTTTTAAAGAACTGAAAGAAGGGGAGCAACGATAAAACCACAACTACGACCCAAACCCACATTTACTTCTCAACGCGCTCTCCAGGGAACAGTAAATCCTGGACATACTTGCAAGCCACATCGTCTAGCTGGTTGTCTGTCTGCTCGCTGATCTTGATCAGACAGTCAAGTAGCAGTTGTTTTACGGCCTTTGATTTGATGAAGCTAAACAGGATTGGCTTTAGAAGTAAAACCATGACAGCACTGTGTGTGCCGAAAGTCTAAACGCGGTTTTGATGTCCCTCAAGCCTTGCAACATTCTGCTCTAGGTCTGAGATTCGAGCGAATAGCTCCTGATCTCGAACCCTTAGATCAGCGTGGAGCACATCCATTCGTGACGCTAAATTATCGACAGCTGAAGTCAGGCGCACCAACGAATCCCTTCCATGCTGGTTATCACGGTTGGCACCTTTGATACCAGAAGCAGCCACGCCTATTGACGCACCAGCAACAGCAGCCCAAATTTCAACCACCATTCGACCTATAGCGTTGTTTCATCATGGCAGAAGAACAGGTTAAGCAGGAGCACGAACCAGAATCAACAGCTTTGGCGGATTTCGTAAAGCTCGCTGTTCTTACATGGTCGATTGTGATGCTCAGCCTCAACTACCTGGGCTATGTCAAAGCAATGGACCCAACATTCCCTGCCTCATTGCTTACTGGAACGATGACCAGCTTTGGCGTCAACATTAAACGCGCCAATGGCAAGAAGAAAGAAGAGCCTACACTTAAGGAAGAAACCCCTACGTCCAAACCCAAATGAGACGTTTTCTCTTTGTATCGTGTCTAACATTCTTTGCGATAAGTCCTGCTTCGGCAGACATTACGCACGCTATTAAATCCTCAATCTCGCTAACTGTTGATGGAGCAGCATCCCAAGCAATTCGGCAACCGTCTTCATTTTCAGTATCTGGCTCTAACGTCACTTTGGGTACTCCTCCTGTGTTGGGGACATTTTCTTCCGGCACTGCTTTGGGGTACACTCCTGGTGCTTACAGTATTACTACTGCTGGCGACAGCTTTTCGTATACAGAATCGTATATAGAAGGTGATGACGTTCCAACCGTACTTTCAACAACGGTTACTGCAGGCGTCGTTCCAGCACTACCTACATTCGGGAATACAACAACAACTGCAGGCGGTGTAGCTGGTACTTTAGCCGGAACGCTTGCTACAGATGGTGCAATGACGATCACAGCAGGTGGTGCGGGTACAATTGCAATTGGCCAAGTTATTCAGGAGCTGACTATCAAGTGAGAATCCTGCTGTTGTTGCTCTTGGCTGCCCCAGCAGCAGCCGTACCAATTGTTCCTAACTTTCAGCAAGGAACATTATCCAGCACGACAAAGACAACGTCTAAGGTTATTGAAGTTATTAACTCCTACGAATATCGTACGGGTTATGAATACACAGCTAGCGGCACAAATATAAAACCCTCTGCAGGTCTTGCTCCACAAAGCTTGACGACTACCACCAATACATTGAACGGTGTTTCAAGCAGGTGGACTGGACTTGATCCTGCGTCTAGACCAACCTGGAGCATCGTCAATGAAGGCGCTGCATTTTCGTTTGTAGAAACACTGCAAGGCCCAGGGCTTACAAATCACACGCTAATAAATAGAGAAACTGACATCGAATCACTTACGGAGACCACAAGCACCTTTACACAATGAAGCGTGTCTTAGCAGCTCTGCTGTTATTTGCTGGTCCGGTAAACGCTCAGGTTAGTAGTACAGCAGCACCAGTCGCGAATAGCAGCGGCTCAGTTACGAACCAAGCTGTGCAGGTCGTACCAAGCAAAACGTTTGCATCTGTCATTAACGGTGTTCAATGCCAAGGTGCAACGCTCCACATCAATCCTTTTCTCAGTTCAACTACTGGTTGGTCTGATCCGTACGAACGCTATTACAACGAACCGGTTTATGACACTCTCGATTTAGTTGGGGCGACTGACCCAGAAGGCAATCCCGTTCCAGATGGTAGACCTGATAACCCAGGCAACATCTTGTTCCACAAACCAATCAGGACCGGCCAGAAAACGAACTTCTCCATTAATGGCGGCATCACTGCACAGATCTCAATCCCGCTAGATCGCAGTCATATCCGCACTTGTCGTAGAGCAGCAGAAAAGCAAGTCGAGCTAATGGAAGCAGCCTTGGCTGACAAGCGATTGAACTACGAACTTGCAAGGCTGAAGACATGCTCCGAACTTATGAAAGGAGGTGCGATGTTTCACCCCAGGTCGCCTTACAGCAAAATTTGCTCTGATGTAATCCTCGTTAATCCGCCTGGCGTCTTACCGCCCCACACACATTCAATCCCTACTTCTTCAACGACCGCTGAAACTTCCGACGCTGCCAAGCCGACTCAACAACAACCTTCTTCCCAAGCTTCTCCTTAATTTTCTTGATCGTCTTTTTGACGATGGGCTTTACGACCTTCAGCAAAATATCGCCTAATGGTTTAGCGATGATTGCTGATGTTGTCGCTACTGCTGCGATTGTTGCCGTCGTGACCACAACAGGGCCACCAGGCAAATAATTGCCGATGATCGTTGGTACGTCCAGCGAGTCGAATTGTGTTTCGCATTTTCCATTGATCAATTTATAACCAGTGACAACCGCAGTCTGCTGCTTATTTTTGGCGCCAATAGGTATTGCGTCGGGTGGCGGACACGGTAACTCTGTGTCTACATTTGGAATGCCGGTTGGGTTGGACGCCATCGGTGAAGGGGACTTAGCCGGTTGCTGGGAGGCTGCCGGTTTTTCTTTTGGGTCTATTGGTGGCGGCTTGGCTCGCGTATAAGTCAACGTGCCAGGCGTAAAGTCCAATGCGGCAGGAAACGATGGCATCGTTCCATCGCAAACAGTGAAGTTGCCCTTCGGATCTGTTGTGTAAGCGTCTGGATTGCCGGGCTGTGAATTTCTTGTCTCAACGCAGCCAGGCATGTTCCCAACTGGGAAGCCAAGCATCAATGTGATTGGTGGCTCAGACGGAATGCTTTGTGGCGGGATACCTCTCCAAGTTGGTATTTCTGGAACGCCAATACGCCCCACACCAATCTCAGGTATTTCAGGCACCTATTAGAACGGCAACTTAGGCGTTTCGATTGCTGGGCCTGTAGCTGATGGCAGTTCAGGCATCACATCATCAAGCTTGGCTGGCACCATTTGAGTTACCACCTTGGTTAGCTCAAGCTTTAGCTCGCTCATGTAATACTTCGTCAGCGATGGAATGCGGGTGTAAAGCACAACCGACCCAACAACCATCGTTCCAGACATCAAGAACCCTAAGGCTCCAGCGAGATTGAAAAATTTTTGCATGATCAGATTGCAAAGAAAAAACCTCCCCTGCTGTGTGAGACCAGGGAAGGTTGCAGTTGCTCTGTTAAAGACTAGCTCAGAAAGCCCACTTCACGCCAAGCTTGGTTCCGATTGAAGGATCGTCTTCTGCAGTGATGAAGCTCAGCTCGCCATAAATGCCAACGCTTTCGGCAACCTGAACGTTTCCGCCAAC